TTCTGACCACTAGGCTGCAACTGGTAGGGCTTAAGCTGTGCATCCATATCATCGGGTAAGTTGATAATCGCTCCAGCACCAGCACTTGCATCAGTGCCAAACGACTTGACTAGAGTTGGGTGGTTAGAGATTCTGATTAGCTGCTCGATCTCTGATAGCTCTTGGTAGATAGCTCTCTGCATATAGGAAGCATCTGATATGTCGCTCAGTCCTATACCTCTAGTTACTGATCTTTGTGCAGGCAAAAATACCGCAGGGATACGGCCCAGCACGTTGTCATCTACTTCTACTTGCTTGTCTAGGTCATTGACAGAGTGCCATAGCTCTACACGGTCTTTGTACCAGACACGGTAATAAGTCTCTGTTGTGGTTTCATCAACACGAATAACACTTTCTCTGACCTTCAGATAATCAAGCTCAAAGCGACCGCTGGCGGTGCGTACATAATTCCAATCTAAGACATTCTCAGGGGTGAACATAGTGACATAAGGTCGGATGTCTTGCTCTAGCTCTTCTGCCTTAGTTCCTGCTGTTGACTTAGGCTTGTCCATCATTATCCACACATGACCATACACGCTTGACCAGATTTGGCATTCCCGCATAAACGCATTAAAGCTGCGGCCATCTAGGTCACAGTCTTCTAAGAATGGCTCTAGGGCAACATTGTTAGTTGCGCTGTTGTATGCCCTTGTGGGCGGCACACGCCATAGAAAGCTGCTGTATATGTGTACGATGTTTTTGCAATGATTGTCGAGCGGTGTTAGATCAAGTCTGCGGTCATAATCTTCAGTAGTCTCAGAAATATAGCGCGTCAGGTATGCGCCATTGAAGTAATCTTCTCCACCCATATAGCTGCGAACATAAAACTCCCAGCGGCTCTCATACTTGTCGTAATCAGGGTGCGTTGTATCTGCGTTCAATCTCATCAAGTCCACCTTTGTGGTTGTGGTGTGGCGTATTCCGTGCGAACTGGGAACAAGTATTCAACTAGGTAGCCGAGGGCATCGTTCATATGATCGTAGCCATCTTCTTTGTTGGGAATGCTCGTTCCTTCTTTGTATGTCTGCCTCTCAAGTGACTTAATGGTCTGCTTGCATTTTGGGCTGATGTACAAATGCCGTTCACCGTCACTCGACAGTAAACGACTGTTCACAGCATTGATCCTATCCCTGACCAATGCGTGCGAGTTCTTCGCCTTAACGCTAAATCCTGCGTTTTGTAAGATCGACAAATCTGTGCGACCACCAGCAGATGTTTTCCGCTGTCTTGATGCTGGGTCTGGATAGACAATTATATTGCGTCTAGGGTATCGGCTTATTATCTCCGCAACCATTTCATCAGTGTTAGACCCGTACATGACTATCTCGTCAACGGCAATCAGCGTCCCGCCTTTACGAATACAGATAACGGCAGACATTGGGTCTAAGTTGAAGTCCATCCCAATGTGGAGTGTACCACTATCGTCATCAATCGCCAATACAGACTCTTCGCGGCTAAACCCGTAATAGATCAGGCCAGCATAGGTCACAAAGGCTGCTTCATACTCCTGCTTAAATGTTCTTTCGTCTAGGTCTTGACGGGCTGCTTCGATCTCTGCCTGCGGTACGTTTCCACCCTCAAGTGTTGTATATTGAAACGACTCCCAGTCATCAGAGTTATGCCCTTGCGCCCATAGATCATAGAAGTGGTTTCTACCTTTAGGCGTACCGATAAACATAGCACCCCCTTGGCGATCAGATAAGCTAGGGCGAATAACCTCATACCAAGCCTCTGGGCGCATATCTGCAAACTCGTCAAGGACAACAAAGTCCAAAGCTCGTCCGCGCAGGTTGTTTGGCTTTTCGGCTCCTTTAAGGCTGATAACAGAACCATTGATTAGCCTAAGTGTTAGAGAGCTTTCGTTAGTTTTGTATATATATTCATGCGGGATAGTATGGACAAGCATTTGCCAAGCAATCTCTTTGGCAGACCCGTAGGTGGGAGCAACATACCATACATTCTTATTCTTGCCTGACACTGCTGCTTTTAGCAGTGAACCTGTAGATAGAAAAGTCTTACCGAACCGCCTGCCAGCCACGACAGAAACAAACCTAGCATCACTGAGGAATATCTCAGTCTGAGGTTTGGTTAGCTGCATTGCTGTCTAGGATAATATTGATTGGTGGTATTTCTTGAACCTCAGCTTCCTGTTCTTTCCAGCCAGCTTGGGTTTTTAAATAGAAAATATTAGCTGCCACGTTACCCGCTTTAGCTAATTGGATCAGATTAGACCCCATACTAGCGCATTGTTTAACCCTTCCTTTTTTATAGGCATCAAAAACTTCAGGCTGTCTTTGTTCTATTGTGCGTAAAGTAGTCTCAGATATGTTGAAATAATCGGCCACTTGCCCCTTAGTAAGAACAGCAGCTAATGCTTCTACTTGAATGACCTGCTCAGGAGTAAACTCAATGATCGGTCTACCTCCACCATCACCTTGATTGCCTATCTTCATAGTGATGCCTTTGATTGGAGCGTACAGGTCGGAGTTGCACCGCCCAGATCAAGGTGGTCCCCTGACTCCTGCTCTTTTGTACGCTTTGGATATGGTTTAGCTAGTTCCAGTATATTCTTTTTAGTTTCTTTGTCCAGCGGCATTAAATAACGATGTTTGCCTTTTGTGTAAAAAATAGTTGCATTTGGGTCTAAGTGTTTTCGAACCTCATCAATTGATTGCTTAACACCTTTGCTATGGACTGACTTTGGATGTGTTTTCTTGCCTTTAATAATAAATGCGCCCATCGAACCAGCATTCATTAGCCCTGAGTAAATCCAATTTGTTGCTTGATATATTCCACCATGATGATTTTGGTCTGCGTCTGCATAACTAACTATTAGTTTCAAACCTTTATTGCTTTTCGCCAAGAATTTAATTGCCAATGCCATTATTTTGCTAACAGGTGTTTTATGTTTTGTCAGTGCAATCCTTACTAACTCACAACCTTGGTCAGCACTTAGCCCGAAAGGTTTTAGCATGTTGTTGTTTGCACCCCTGCCGAATATTACTGCTCCTATATACTTGTCATCTTCCCAAGCCCCAACTTTGACTAACTTTCCTACAGGTATGACCCCACTATAATGCCAGTTTTCACAAGCGTACTTAGCTGCTTCATGACTCGCCCAATCAATCTTAATGCTAGCGTTCTGTGACATTTGAAACCCTCTCACCCCACCTAGATTTTAATGATTTTATTGCTTCACTTAATGAACTATTTTCCATGTTTATCATGGTCACAGGTTTTCCATCTAACATAAAACTAAACTTTTTAACTTTAGTTCCAGATTTTGCTGACTCAAATCTACTTAAAATGTTGCTGTTTTTTTGCTCGAATGTAATGCTCATACTTGCCCCCTCATATCAAATTCTTTGCCGCAGTGCGGACAATCAATCCACTTTGGGTCTAACTCATCCAGCTGGCCTTGTTCTTCTTCAGTTGCTGGGTCAAAGTTAGGCTCTATTGTATTTATTAGGTCTGCCAATACATCATCGTCAAACCCAAGCAAATCAAGGTTGTAGTCTAGCTCGGTTAAGCGGTCCACTTCTACCTTTAACGCATCTAAGTCCCAACCTGCATTCATAGCCAACTGGTTATCAGCTATAACGTATGCCTTTCTCTGGGCCTCTGTGAAGCCCTCTAAGGCAATTGTAGGAACAGTGTGCATACCTAACAGCTGAGCAGCTTGAAGCCGCCCATGCCCTGCTATGATGCCGTTATCCTCGTCTATCAGGATTGGGTTAGTAAAGCCAAACTCTTTTATGCTGGCAGCGACTTGCTGTACTTGTTTCTCGCTGTGCGTTCTTGAGTTGTTTGAGTAGGGGATTAGCTCCCCTGTTTTCTTCCATTCGATAGATTCCATTATTGTTCTGTCCCGAATACTTCTTCTGCCATTGCAGCAAATTCGTTAAAGCCATCATAAGGCTCGTAATTTGACACCTTATCCACCATGTTAGCAACATCATCCTGCCAATCTGTAAGCTCTTGCCGCACTTTATCTCTCGCAACGTCTGTTGTCATCAAGGATTCAATGATCATGTCAAAGCGAATTATCTGGTCGTTTAACTCCCACTCAAAGCAATCTTCTAGGCTGTTGGAAAGGTTAAAATTATCCATCGGACACCTCTAATGTCAGTAGATTAGCGGCATTGTGCAGGTTTTTAACGGAAATGTAAACTACTGTAGATCGTCAGCAGCGACTGCGCTGAGTGAAAGAATTACAAAAATTATCATGTAGATTATCACTGTTTGCCCCCTTGTTAGTAAGTTAGGGCAGCATTGTATAGATTTGGCGTTATATCAGGAAATGCTTGTTTATCATTTAATCTATACCAGAAAAGATATAGTAGTCCGTAGCAGCCCTCAGTGGACTAATCTGAGTCAAAGGCAATAAAGGAACCTTGGCCTGTGCGTTGCAGCCACCAGTGCATTAATCTGGCAGGAAAGGCTATGATGACCTTCGGCTAAGTAAATATTACCAAAATTAAACCAGCTATTAAACTTACTAAAAATTGACCATTACTAACCATTGAAGGTTGTACCAGCCAATGTCTAAAATCGAGCAGCTTATTCTTAACTGCTTGCTTCAT